GCAGTTCGCTAACAAAAGCCCAACTACGTGGTGTACCAAACGAGCGGTCATTGCTCTGTGGATCAAAGTTGTAAAGATCTGCTTTAGCAAAAGTCAAATAACCAACAACATCTGGATTCTGGTGGTTGCTGGTTGCCCATGTCAGCCAGTCTTCAAAATCAACACGGATCTCATAGTGTACAAAGCGGTTAGCAAGCGGCTTAGGCATACGGTATGTAACGCCTTTGTCAGTTTCACGGTTGCCTGCGGCAATAACAACAACGTTATCCGGCAACTTGTAAGTACCTACACGACGGTTTAGGACAAGCTGATAGGCGGCAGCTTGCACTGCTGGTGCGGCACCATTCAACTCATCTAGGAAAAGGAAAATTGTGTCATATTGGGCGGCAAACTCTTCGCTTGGGAGTTCTGCTGGCGGTGCCCATGCCATTGTATTGTCGTTTGCGGCATAATAAGGAATACCTTTAATATCTGTAGGTTCCCAAAGCGGCAAACGCACATCGATCAAAAAGCTGTTTTCGTATTCATTACAAATACTAGCAACAAGATCTGACTTACCAATACCTGGCGGTCCCCAAATCATTACAGGACGCTTTGTTTTTGCGTGATGTTTGATATACTTACGTGCTTCGCTAAGACGTACTGTACGGGTTTGTGATTCTGTAAGTGCCATATTTTTAATATCCTCTGTCTTACTTGTTTCTCTAACTTACCTATTCATAATACAGTAAAGCGTTTTACCTGTCAACAACTTTTTCAGTATTTCTTTCTAAAAGTACATACATATCCAAGATATCTTCTACAGGACTTTTTCCAATACCACCAGTAAATTCCTGATACCATTGTTGTGCTTCAGCTACCAATTGTGGATCATACTTTGGTTCGTTTCTTTTTAGGAAGTCACTGCTGATTTCTTCCCAATAATAATTTTTTACTGCACCCATGTTACTCTCCTGCCTTTTCGATTGAAATTTCACCATTAGGGAGTTCTTTAACACTGATATACTTCATCGAATCTAGCATTGCTAGTGTGCCGTCGATACCCTTTTGCATACCGGTTTCTTTACCCATACGGTATCCAACAAATGTAAAAATTAACGCTGTACCTAACAGCCATGCTTCGATAATCATAAGTTACACTCCTCTAGTAGTGATTACTTATATAATATATATTGATTAAAGGGGAAAGTCAAGTAGTCTTGTAACTTTTTTTCAAGAAAGTCCAGAAATCCAGTTGTCGTAACCGCCAACCAGTTTGAAGATTACACTATCTTCTTCATTAAAAAGTACAATTTGTTTGTTTGTAAGATAATATGGCCATTGCATTTCAGTATCAAGTGCCAGTATATGTCGTGGAGTTACTTTACTTCCTTTTTCTATAGGAAATGAAAAATATTGATATTCACGTTTGAGTAGTTGATAACCCAAAGATGTTAAACGTAATCCTTTATTTTTGGTATTGTAGAAAATATCTCGTGGGCGCATATCAACGCCTTCACCATATTTGTTTAAAATATATTGAAATATCTGATCATGTATCGAGATCTGATTCGTCAACGGGCTCACCATCTGTTAGTTTAACTACAGTAAATTCGTTACATTTAAAAATTTTATTAAGGCGTTCTGCTAAATTAAATGCGTGTCCACTATTACTAAAACTTACTTTTTTGTATTTGGGTCCTGGATAATTAACCAAACTGTTCAAACTACGTAGATTGATAGGCTTGCCCTTGTGAAAAACTGCATAAATTGCATCTGCTTGTAAAACTTGCTCACTGCGGTATGTTTTACTATCAGTGTGCTCTAGTATAATTGTTGGTTTAGGTCTTGCCATTCCAGTGTATCCTCCTACGTCTATTAATACTATTTATATTAACAACGTAGTTTACACTTAGATTGGAGTACCAAACATTACAGGTATTAGTTCCATATTAACACCACTACTAATAATACAACTGATATTTGCGCCTGTCATTGTAAAAACTATTGAAAAGTTTTTCTTGTTTTCGGTATTATACCATAAGGTAAGTTGTCCTGGTACTGGTTGACCGCCTGGGCGAAATACTGTTCCTTGACCCAGTGCTATAGGCGATTCGTTATACGCATCTCCCTGTAACATATCAAATATTATTTGACTTTCATTACAAGGCATAACAAGTGGCAACATTAATGCTGATGGAACGGGCGGCTGTGTTGATTCTGGAGTTTCAGATTCTTGTGCATATACTGCGCTAGATACTAGTATCGCTAGTGTTGCTGTTAAACTCTTCAATGTTTTGTTCATATCGTTTCCTTTTCATAGCCAGATTTACATCTGCCTCTGTCTTGAAAGGACCCATAAAGGGATACGATTTTAGAGTCTTTAACCGCGGGCAGTAAGCCGAGCTCCACTTAATGGAAGGGAAGTAAATTGCATAATAGCCCGCACAATGATAGTTGTTACTGTTTACCGTCTTTGTGAAAACTGGAATGTTTTCTTCCGTCCTAACATTAAACACTTCTTCGCAATTTGTGTTATATCCATATACATCTACAAATGTGCCTTTATTGTTTTCGGTATTTATTATTTTAAAGTGTTTCTCAAACTCTTTCTCACTGTATACAGTTGTCTGTTTTGTACTGTTTTCAAAGAATTCGTAATTACCGTCTGAGTTCTTAATAGTTCCCAGTTTTTCGCCGTTGTTTAAGACAATCCAAAATTTGTCATTGATTATATTTTTTGCTGTATATTTCATGACCCATACGCTGCATTCAGATAATTTGCATGATCTGTTGCATTTTCACTTACTTTTTGTAAATCATATTTACCGCAGAATTTCATAAATTTAATACCAACTTGATTAGTTGGAGATTTTTCAACTTGCTCAACAATAGCCGCATCTAACACTGCTTTAATTTCATTAGGCTGTGCAGTCAAGTCAATCAGTGTACGGTTACGCTGATAATCATCCAGTACACGATGCTCGACACCTTCATGATCTGTCCAGCGTTGTAACATAAAGTTATTCCAATCAAAGCCTTTGTTATTGCGATCAGCAAAAGCTTCTAGCATACCAATTTTATTCTTTGTGCCTTTTTTACGTACACCAGGATATGCACTAAACACGTTATCACTAGTATCTCCACGAATACATTTTTCAAACAACAGGTATTCAGGATCTTCAATTATTTTCTGTTCGCCTGTTTTCTTATCTATAACAGGCTTACCACGATCATTAAACACACCATCCAGTGTAATATGTTGATTCTGGATGCCGTTATATTGTGTAACGTTTTCGCTAATCAATTGATAAAAGTCACTATCACTACTGATAATTACATGCTTATCATTAGGATGATTTTGTATCCAACGTGCAATAAAGTCATCTGCTTCTACACTTGGATTTTGTAGCACAGTGCAATTTGTTTTTTCATCAATAAATGTTTTAAAGTCGTCAAATGCTTGCCAGAATGCCTGATCTTCTTCTTGTTCTGCTTCTGTAAGAGCGGCACGGGCGGCGGCCCTATTTGCTTTATACGGCGTATAATAATCTTTTCGCCAACTACGACCTTCCAAGCAAAACACAACATGACTGCCATTAAAGTCTTTGTATGATTTATTAATAGCACTAAACATAATATGATATGCCATGCCAATTTTAGTGTCAATATCGCTTCCACGAACTACATGGCGGGCACGAAAAAACATGTTTGCAGTGTCTACAAGTATATATGTCATTTGTTTTTAATCTTCTCTATAATTGCCTTTGCGTCAGGGAGATCATCGCCCATGATGTCTACCCATAAATCAATATCACGCAAGAGTGCCATTTCTTTTTCTACTTTATGTCTGCTCATCGCTGTTGGTACAACACCGTTGTAGTCATAGAAATATTTCTGACTTTCAGGAGTCAGTTTATAACTATAACTCATGCTCCACTTATTGTTGTCCTTCTTGGAACTCATCGCTGATTACACCTCTACATAAATCATTAAACCATTGGTCAACTACATCTTCAGCATTACGTCCACTATAACCTGCTTCATACAAACTGTCAACAAATTTTTCATTCCAGTCTAGTTCAAAATAACCAGTACTGGGGTCTTTGGGATCAGCCATAGTGACATTTAC